CGTTTGAGGCGGGTTTTCCTGTCTGCTGGGTATTTCTACCCGCCGGGCTGTTCTGAGGCGTCGTGCCCTGATTTTGGGCCTGTGGCTGTGCTTGCTGAGCTTGCGCTGCTCCCGTGAGGTTTTTCATGTCCGGATCGTCCTCTCCTTGGTCGATCCCGAACTTCTCAAAAAGGTAGTATTTCAGGCAGTAGGTCAGAGCGCTGCCTTTGGCCTTGTCCGGGCCGCCGTCGTTGGTTCCGATCGCGTGGAGTGTAACCTCCAGAATGTCCTCCGGGTTGTCCGCATTTGTCCAGCGGATCGTGAGATCTTCCTCATACACCCAGACAGTGCGCTGGACGCCGCGCTCGTTCATGGTGTAATGGTGATAGTAAAGGGGATCGCCTTCCGGCGTGTGCCGGGTGGCGGTTTCGGCCACAATGTCAAAGTTGACGCCATGCTCATTCATGGCCGGAGTGAGCAGCCGGTACACGTCGCTGATCTTTGCAAACTTATACTCGACGCCTTCCGAGTGCTTCGCTTTTACAATGGCCGGGATCGCCTCCCGGAGCTTGATAAACTTCTGTTGCAGAGTGAGAGCCTTCGGCCGGGGCGTTTTCTTTGCCGTCGCCTTAGTGGCCGCCGGTTTCGTTTCCGCTGCTTCCTGCGTCATGGTCTGCCTCCTTGAAAAATTTGTGATTGTTGATTGTCATTACATACGCCTGCGACTCGTGCCACTCGCTGTCGGTCAGGGCGGGAGCATAAAAGTATTTGATCGGCTCCGTTGTCGCCACATGCCCGAAGTCAAATACGGCCGCCACGGCTTCCAGAGCCTCGTCTGAGGGCTCCGGGCGTCTTTTGCTATACGAGTACATGCTGAGGACTTCGTGCGGCCGCATGTCGGTGTCCTCGCATGTCTGGAGTATGCACTGGGCCACGGCCACCTTACCGGCGAAGGGTTCGCCGTCGGCCTCTGCCGTTAGTACCTGCGCGATCTCCAGCCTCTCGTCGTCGGTCAGCTCGTAGCGCTTTTCAAATCCAGCCTCCAACGCCCACGCCGCTGTGAGCCGTTCCATGTCTACCGCGTAGCCTTCGCCGTATTTGAAAATATAGCCTTCCGGCTCCACGGCTGCCTCTGCGGCTCTGGTTTCTGCGGCTGCTTCGGTATCGCTGCCGCGGTTAAGTAAATGCGACACGCCCCATACTGTGAAGGCTGCCGCTCCGAGGATCAGGAGCGCCGCCCCGATCCGGGCCCAGTTATAACGCTTGCAAATTTTCCGCAGGCGGTATAAAATAGGCTTAGACTTTCGGCCATTTCTGGCCGGGTTTCTGGAGCGTGTACCCTGTTGCTTGGTAGGTTGAGGGTAGGCGCTCCTTTTGCTTTGTGCGTACATGTTTACCTCCTTCTTTTCACTCGTGCGGGTAGAGTGTAGCGCGGCGACTGCATATAATCGTTAAAATGCTGCGGCCAGTAGGTCACACGCGGGAGCCGGTCGCCGGTGACTCCATACTTCGGGTTATATCCGAACACATTGACATAGCTCAGCAGGTCGGCCCGCTCGTTGTCCATGGCCTTGCACACTTCCAGCAGAGCCTCCACGTCGTCGATCGCCCGGTGCGAGTTCTTCGCTTTGTCCTCCAGCTTATAGGCGGCGATCGCGTTCGCCAGCTTATGCGGGTATGCCCGGCGGTCTTTGTAAACGGTGAGGCTGTCCAGATAGTCGCAGGGGCTCAATATGTCGCCGCTTTCCGAAAACTCTGTGAAGCGTTTTAGCATTTCGCAGGCAAACAGGAGATCAAACTGTGCATTGTGAGCCACAAGCAGCGTCCGGCCGCTGTAAATCATATTTGCGAAGGCTGCCGCAGCGTTTCCCTCTGGTATGCCTTCGGCTGCGAGCCTTTCGTCGGTGATCCCGGTCAGCTCCACGATCTTGTCCGGGATCCTTTCGCCTTCCGGCAGCTTTATGAACATGTCGGCCCGGTCAGTTTCTATGAAGGATCCGTCCGCTGCCTTCTCGATCCGGATCGCTGCCAGCTCAATGATCCGGCAGCTTTTTGCGTCGAGGCCGGTCGTTTCCGTGTCAAAGAACACGGCCGCCTCGTACCTTTGGAATATGTCGCGGAGGTTATTCATAGTCGCCCTCCTTTTTGATCGTGATCGAGGTTGTCATGGCGAGCTTTGTCTGCTCGAACGCCTGCCTCATGGCGTTGGTCGATATGTTAAGCTGTGCCAATATTGAGGCAAGAGCCACGGCTTCTTTGAGTTCGTCCTCTGTCGCGGTATAGGCTGCAATAGCAAGTTTTTCGCGATCGACACCCTCAGCTGATTTGTAAATCTCCGTCAGTTCTCTGGCGATAACAAAGCGGATCATGTCTGCCAGTGTCTCAGGGAATATGGTGGGAAGCCCCAGCAGAGACTCTGCGGAAGGTGAACGCCGGGCCTTTTTATCCGGTGTGCCGCTCATGCTGGTGGGATCGTCGTCCAGATGATCCAGATCTCCAGAGTCTCCAGAGTACCGGACTAAAGCGGAGCGGAAGCCAACGTTCCAGTTGACGTCGGAGCGGGAGTTGTTGCCGTTGAGGAAGAACACGCCCGCGCCCGCGCCGTCGTTCCAGTCGCCCCCGCGATACACGCAGCGTTCGCCGTCGGTGTCCAGCCAGAAATATTCCTCGCTTTCATAGTTGGGTGCGGGATAGAGGCCGAGCTCGATCAGCTTGTCCGGCACTTCCATGTCTGTGCGCTCGTGGAGGTCGCAGAAGGGAACGCCGTCGTAGTCCTTCCCCTCTGGAGCGGTTGGCTGCAGCACGATCTCGCCGTCTTTTACGTTGTAGTAAACCGGATCCCCGTCTGGCGTATAGATTGCCGTCCACTCCTTTGAGTCTGGAGACTGATCCGCGCCTGCTGCCGCTTCGTTGTTCGGTATGATCTGCACCTGCCCGTCAAGGAAGCGGACGCCTCCGACATGCTCCCAGACGTTCCCCACCATGTCAGCCACGCCTTCCGCTGTCCGGTCGTGGTTCCACTCGATCGGGCCGGAGCCTGCCAGTGTTTTTCCATAGCTGTCTTTGTATGTAGTGCCCGTCTGCTCCGGGTGGCTGTGGCTTTTGCCGCTGCTGGTATTTCCGGTCGGCACGGTGTCGTTCTCCCAGCTCTGGTGGCTCAGCGCCGCCCACTCGTCGTTAGTGATAAGGTGCCAGCCGGGGCCCTTTGCCTCGCAGAGCCGGATCGCCTCGTCGTGATTGACATTGACGGCCGGAGGCATGAAGGGGAGAGAGTAGGGCCTGCCGTCGATCATGGTGTTGGGGTACTTGCTGATCGCGTACTCCTTCACCTTCCTGCCCTTTAATGTGTCCGGGAGCTTTAGCTCGTCCGGCGTAAATACCACCAGAATGTCCGGGCGGCCCCGGTCGTCAAAAATAACCTCGTTTCTCATGTGTTGCTCCTTTCTATGCGTTTCCATTTGCTCCTACACCGCGGGCAGCGGTAGCCGTACCACGGTAGGACTAAATCTTTGCTTACATTCCATTCCAGCCCGCACTCGCCGCATACCTCATAGCGTGCCCCTATGCGCCGGGCATGAGTACGGGCTCGCGCCGGTTTCCGGTTGCCAGTTTTCCGGCGCTCTGTGCTGCCGGATCCGGTTCCTGCTGCCTGTCTTTGCAGTCGCAGTGTTCGCCGTGGTCTAAATGTGCTCCGCACTTCGGGCACTCATGGTATGGCTTGCTCACGTTATCACCTCCAGAGGATCGGGCGCAGCTCTGAGGCTCTCAACGAGCTGCTGCATGAGCCGCTTCCGGTATTTTTTACGCACGCGGTACTTTTTGGCGTGCTTGTATAGGTGCCACCATTTCGGGTGTGCGTTTACCGAGTAGAGCATGGCGTCCATGAATTTGCTCAGCGACTCGGCCGCGAGTTTTGCAAGCTCTCCAGCTGTCTGAATAGCCCAGCCCGTAAACTCATGCGCTTTTTTGACGGCGTAGTCGATCGCGGGCCGAACGGTCTTTACTACTTCCTGAGCGATCGCCTTTGCCTGATCCGGGCCGATCGTCAGCGTCAGCTCCACGGCTTCCTCCGGCTCTGCCGGTTCGTCTGGGAGCGCGGTTGAGTCGCTCAGCAGATTGTAGCCATTTTCATAATGCCAGCGGATCCCGGCCGCGATTTCGAGCGCGTTCATGTCCTCGCCGAAGTGTCCGCAGTAGTAGCCGTTCAGCATGACGGCGTTCGGATCTTCCGCTAAAACCTCGCGGGCCTTTTTCAGATCGTCAGGCTCGAAGGCTTCCGTGTCCGGATCCAGCCATGCAGCGTACCCATGCCAGCTGCGGGCTGTTTTCCATATAATCACCCACGCGATCCCGTCCCGGATCTCGTCAGCGAAGTAGCTCGCTACTTTGTTGAGTGCTGCCATGCCTCTGCCTCCTTTCTGATATGCACAACGGTTACAATGTCCTCAACTTCGTGCTGTGTTATGTATGTGTCGTCCGGGCTCAAGCCGATAAAGTTCAGCAGCGGATCAAAGCCGTCCAGCATAAGGCTGGTGACAGCTACCGCGTTGAGCCGGTAAACGGTCGTTTCTACAATGCAAGGGCGGTTTCCCGCTTCCAGTACCGCCGGGAATGACGCACGACTCAAAAGGGTGGCGTCATATCTAAAGTCTTTTTTCATGTCTGCGCTTTCCTTTCTGAGACGTTACACCTTCACGGCTTCGGCAAGATCCGAGCGATCGGCTTCGTCGGTTTTCCTCCCTCGCCTTTTGAAGTTCTCCGCGAGGCGGCGCTGGGCCAGTGTGGCGCTATACTCTCGCCGCATGTTCCGATCGAGCCCTCCAGTTTCGCCTCTTTTCAGTTCCTTATAGACGGTCGCCACATGGACGCCGATCTGGTCGGCTATATCCTGCACACGGTCGCCTTCCAGATAGAGGGCCTCCAGCGTTTGCCGGTCTGCCAGTGTCAAATATCTGTATCCGCTCACATTTTCACCTCCTTTGCGGGGCCCTTGCCGCACCCGGCCACTTTGTAAAATCTGCATTGTTGGGCGTGTGCTTTTCAACCGGCTTCCACGCGATCCGGCGGGTGCTTTTTGTCGGGAGGCCCGAACCGTATCAGCTTTCACCTTAAAAGCTGCAAACCTGTTGAACGACATGGAGCCTTTTAGAGCGTTGCTGCTCTCCACCGCTTCCGGGTTTTCACCTTAAAAGCCCGGCAAAACCTGTCAACCTACACCGCACAATACAGACTTTATAAAGCGGCCGGGTATGGCCTTTTTCTCTGTTTCTGGGTAAAAAAATAATGCGTCGGGAGGCTTTCGCTTCCTTTCGCATTTAATGTTACATTCTTCAATCGCCTGGATTGCGCTAAAATGTGTTTGCGTTTTGCCGAAATCAATGTTAGAATGTTCATAGACTGGCATTGTA